GTGGTAACTACGGCCCATCATCTGGCTTTGACAACATGTCTAATTACTTTTGGCCTATGGCTTTAAATGATGCAGCAAAAAGAGGAGAAGATGTAACTAGCCCGGAAGGAATCAAGGCTGTCTTTGATCAAGCTTTTCCAGGCGGCGACTACAACAGGTATAAATATTCTGGCGGCCCAGGGGCTCTTGCTTTTTTTGGTATAGATTCTCTTGGCTTTGACGGCAAGCCAAAGAAAAGAAGGAATTTAAAATCTAGAGTTTTAAATTCTGAAGGAAAAGTTGTTGATGATATTGAGTGGTATGAATACGATCCAATTACTCATGAAGGTCTTTTTACTGAAGCAGGACTTGAAAAATTTAAAGCAGCTAACCCAGGTTTAACGCCGCCAGTTGGTGTAAAAAGATCTAGCGCCTCAAGGAAAGACGGAGAGCCTAATCTTCCAGAGCCTGGTGAGAATGAAGAAGATGATGGTCTTAACCCAGATGGATCAAGAAAACTTCCGCCTATTCCAAGACCCGATAAAGATGGAAAATGTCCTGCTGGGTATACTGGCATTGATACTAATGGTGATGGTTTTATAGATACTTGTGTTGCAGAACAGTCACAAATCCCTGGCGCTCCTGATACTCAGAACGCAGGCCCAGGAGGAAGAGTAAGGGTTGGCGGAGAAAAAGACACCCTAGAACAAGCTTCAGAAAAATCAAGCAAGCAAGTTTTTAACGATCCTACTAATTTCATGCGGTTTGCTCCTAGCGCATTGCAGATGATGGACCCTCGCTACTATGGCATAAAGTCTTTTGTTCCAAGAGGAGAGGAAAAAGATTTTAACACTCAATATAGAAGTATACCGGGTCAACAGTATGCTAATTATAATGTTGTTAAAGATAGAGAGAAGCCATTCTTTGCGGAAGGAGGATTATCTTCCCTTCACCCTAGGATGAACGGCCAGATTTCTGGGCCAGGCACAGAGAAGTCAGACGATATACCAGCCATGCTTTCTGATGGAGAGTTTGTTGTTAACGCAGCAGCCGTTAGAGGCATTGGTAATCTGATGGGAAGAAAAAAACCTAAGAGCAAAGTAGATCAAAGACGCGAAGGAGCAAGGACCATGTACGCTCTTCAGAAAGCAGGCGAACAAGCAGCGAGGATGAGCTAATGTCCAATGGCCAAACGGTTTCAAACACTCAAACAGTCATTCAACCCAAAGCAGGGCAAGTCTCTCAAGATCCAGCGGTAGAACAAACTGGCAGAGATCTGCTGGCTTCTTATTTCGGACCTGGCGGAATAATGAGCCAAGCTCAACCAATTCCTACGCAACAAGTCGCAGGTCTTTCTGGCATGGAGCAAGGCGCAAGAAACATGGCGGGTGGGCTAGGAGGTTTTGCACCACAGCTAAATCAAGCTCAACAGTACTTCCAACAGAGCGCGATGGGCTACAACCCTCAGATGGCTCAGTCTTTTATGAACCCTTATCAGAACGCTGTTGTTCAGCCTCAGATGCAGGCAATACAAAGGCAAGGTGATACGCAAAGAAGGAACGCTAGAGCAGATCAAGTTACGGCAGGCGCGTTTGGAGGATCAAGAGGCGCGGTACAGGAAGCTGAGATAAGAAGAGGCGTTGGCGATAGACAGGCTCAGGTTGGATCAGACCTAGCTTACAAGGGCTACAATGATGCTATGGCTAACTCTATGGCTGGCTTTAATTCCATGCAAGCAGGAAGAAGGGGTGCTGCTCAAGGCATTGCCGGGTTAGGTCAGCAAGGATTTGACATGTTGACCGGACAGATAGGCACGATGAACCAACTTGGCCAAGACGGGAGAGCCATTCAAGACAGGGCGCTTGGCTATCAATATGATGCAGCTAATAGATTGGCTAATGAGCCATATGATAGATTCACAAAAGGCGCAGGAATGCTTGGTTCGTTGTCAGGATTTTTACCTCAATACAGCAGCGGGTATGGCGGTGACCAGCAGCAGATTGAGCGATTTGAAAATCAAAGTAAATTTGATAAATTCTTGGGCGATGCTGATAAGTTTAAGAAATTTATGGATATGTTTAGCTGAGTAAATTTAAATGAATAATGTTTACAGAAGACCAATGTTTCAAAATCCCCAGCAACGTGCTGGCGGTGGCATCATGGCTGGCGTTGCTCCGATCAACATGGATGAGGGCGGGTCGGTAAGCGATGCTGTTAGAGATCAAATGAATCCGTCAGAAGGCGGGTTATTTGGAGTTCTTTCTGGACAGCCAATCACTCTAAGAGATGCAACTGACCTTTTTCTTGTTGATCCTAATGACCCTGTTGACGTAGCGATAGCTTCGTTAAGCGCAGGCTTGTTAGTTTTTCCTCCTGCCGCAGCCGCAGCTACTCTTGCAAGATATGGCTTAAAAGGAAAGAAAGCGTTTGAGAAATTAGCAGAAGCACAAAAGCGTTTTGCTCCTTCATCAACAGATACAGGAATAATAAACGCCGCTAAAAGAAGAGTTGTTCCAGACTTAGAAAGCATAGAGGGTGGGCTTGATCTAATTCCAGGAGCCAGGGCTGGCGCATTTGAAATAAACAGAGCTTTGGGAGAGGCAGGAAAGTTTGCTTTTGACCCAGAAGCTCGTAGCGAAATGTCAGACTCTATGTCTGATATATCTGATCAAGTGTCAGACATAGGTGATAACTTCGATCCAATAACTGACTTGGCCGGTCAGCTTTACGATCAAAGATTTGGATCTAATGATCCAGAAAGACCAGCAGAAAGCGCAGAAGACACAAGAACTCTAGGCCAGAGAATTAACAATCCATTTAACATAAGGTCTTCAAGCTCTAATGATTGGCAAGGTGCTGACGATTCTATTGGAGAAGGTGGATACCAAGGTTTTCAAAACAATGATTATGGAATTAGGGCTGCAGATAGAGTCCTTAATAATTATGGTAAGAAACAGTTTGAAGAAGGTAGCGAAAACTTTAATCTTTATGGTGAGAATGTAGATACATTAAGAGAAACTCTTAACATGTATGCTCCTCCATCTGAAAACCCTACCAAAAGTTATGTTGATTTTATTTCAGATAAAACTGGAATAGATCCAGATGCACCAATAGATTTAACCGACGCAGGAATTAGATCTTTAATCATGTCCCCGATGGCTACGTTTGAAAGTAGATCCACTTACTCTCCAGAAGAAATCTCTGCATCCATAAACAGAGCTAACGAAGCTAACGATGAAAGTATTCTTGACAGCGTAGCAAGCGGAGAATATGTTGCAGATAACGGCATTGCTGACGTAGCAAGAAGTATTGCAGAAGCAAGAGGAATGAAGTCTGCTACCTTTAAGAGGGGCGACAAAGATTTAGCTGCTGTAACTGCAGAAGAATTAGAAGAGTCAGGGTTTGATTCCCTTAAAGACTATCTTAACAACATGCAGTTTAATGAAGAATCAGGAAGGTATGCACCACAGGAGATGTCTCGCGGTGGCATTATGAGATTGAAGGATGGCAGTGATCCTGATGGTGTAGAAAAAGAAATTATTCCAAAAGATATTCAAGGTGTATTGAATGAATACAACCTTAGTTTAGAAGAATTTTTAAAGTTTAAAGACGAAAAGAAACAAGCTTATCTTAAATCATATCAAGATGGATTAGACCTAAAAAAATCTCTTGTAGATCCTAGATTGAATCCTGCTTCTAGTGGTGTAGCGGCTATACTTGACGCTGCCAACAGTGTTCTTGAAGCGCCCTCGAATATTTATGAGGCTGCAAAGTACAGTGACCTTGGAAGGGTTATGGGTTTCTCCGATCCAGATCAAGAGCGTCCAGATGACGATCCTTCTTTCTCTGAAGATATTGAAAGAATTAGGGGTGCTCAAGCACCAAGTCTAAGCGAGGTTAATGCTTTAATACCAGAGCCTGTTGTTGAAGGAGAGCCTGAAGTTGTTGAAGAAGAGCCTGGCATAATTCAGAAAGCTCTTGGCGCTGTAGGTAAGATAGCTGGATTTGATCTTCCTGAAAATGAGCGTCGAGCTATGCTTGCTGCTGCAGGAAGAAGAAAGTATGGCGTAAGTAGAGCGCAAGCATACGAAAACTCAATGTTCAACCAAGCTAAAATTGCAGATATGGAAGCAACTACGGCTGCTAGAGGCACTAGTGAAACTCAAAAAAGTCTTGAGTATCTTAAAGAATTATTTCCTAACGCCCCAAACACTGAGTTAGTAGACCTGTTGTTCCAGAAAGGAAAAAACAAAGTGACTAACAGTGAGTTAGCAGAGGCTATTCTCAAAGAGACTGAGAACATCAGAAAAGCTATATCAGAAGGTCAGATGGCGGACGCTGTGGATGATGCTAATAGGGACAGAGCAGCAAAAGGTCTGCCCAAATTAAGCCAAGAGGATTGGATAAGTCAAACCGCTAAGAGAAAGGTTTATGAAGCTTATCGTCTGCAAAATCCTGATGTAGCTGTAGCTTCTAGCGTTGCTGCCAGAATAGGCACTGACGGTAAAAAAATAAATTAGGAGTTATAGGGCTTGGAAATAAAAGTCGCTGACGGAAGAGTTGTTGATGTAGATACCGAAGATGAAGAGGTTGCTATATCAGCAGCCTTCAAGTGGTATAACGAAAATCCTTTGCCAGAAATAGAAGCAATAGATCCTGCAGAAAGGGCAGCGCAGCTAGGTGATGAGGATGTATCTACTCTTGGTGATGTTGCTAGAGGCATAGTTGCTGGACCTATAGATGCAGTAGCTGGATTAATTTCTCTCCCAGGAGAACTCATTGACTTAGTCTCTCAAGACGAAGGAGAAGGAAGCGTAGCTCAAGGCATAAGAGATGTCTTTGATGTTATAACTCCAACGACTAGAACTGGTGCTGGTAAAGCAGCAAAATTTATTACTCAGTTTGTTGTTCCAGGTAGCATTGCGGCTAATGCAGCTAGGGTAAGAAATCTTGGAAAGGCAGGTCAGATAGGAGCCTTCGCTGCTGCCGATGTCGCAGCTACTACCCCTGACGTAGAAACCTTGGGAGATTTTTTTGATGGAGGCCCAACTCAAAGAATAGATACCGAAAACCTTGTTGGCTCTGAGGTTGCAGCCGCTAACTTAGCCAACAGATTTAAGGTGGCAGCAGAAGGAACAGCGTTACTCCTTGGTGGACCAGCAATAATAAAAGCTGTGGCTAAAAATGCAGGTCCATTAGTAGATGATATAGCGCAGATAGGTCCAGTTAAATCTGCCGCTGAAGGAATCAGAGCAAATATTTTAGATAATGTCGGGCCTATGGCTAGTCTAGAAAACCCCACCTTTATATCAAGAAACATAAGAAACGCAAGAAACAAACTAAGAGAGTCTGAGATTGGCGCTAAGGCTGGAAAGCTTTTTTCTTTTAAAGGAAATCAAGCTGATGACGTTATGCAAAGCTTGAGGTATTTAAAAATACATCAAGTCTCTGAAGCTGATAAAAGAATAAGAAGAAATTTAGAATCTTTAACTGATGGTCTAGAAGTATTAAATAGAAATGGCGCTCTTAATAAGACTGATCAAGAAGCAATTATAGATTCTATTAATGATTATATTTTTGCAACTCCCAAGGGAAATCTCTCAAGAGAAACAGTTCAATCTAATGCTGGAAAATTTTTAAAAGATATAGATGATAAATTTAAAACAATTGATAATAAAATTACCTTAAAAAATTATTTAGGAGTATCTCGAACAAAAAGTTTGTTCTCTGGGCAATCTAGAGATTTAAGTTTGTTAAACGCTTCTACAGCGGTAAGAAATCAGATTGAATCAATGTCTGTAATTATTAAAAAAGATTTAACTGATAAAAATGATCCAAATTTTAATAAAGCGTTGCTGCAAACCATTGGGGACAACGAAAGTTTTTATGGAAGAAGAGTTTATCGAGCATCAAGAGATGATTGGAGCCCTCTGTATAAGGCTGATGGAAGTGTTGATCCAGCAAAACAAAAAAAATACGATGCTGCTATAGATAATATCCTTGCAAACAACGAATCCGCTGCTGCTGCAGCAGGCGGGGTATCTCAGTTCGGTAAGGATGATGCACAAAAAGCGTTGTTAAGCATAATGGGAAACGTAAAAACTTTTTCTAATGCAAACATGAAACCTTTGGATATGTTTAATGACAAAACTCTTCAAGGTATTTCTACAGGGATATTGAAAGATAGAAAGTTAGATAATCTTCCTGCTGTAAGAGATTTTCTAGGAGAATATACCGGGGCCAGGGATATCATGGGAGTCGTTGGTAGAGTAAAAGAATTAGACGGATCTGTTAAACAATCTACCGCTATAGGAAAGGTCAGAGAACAAACTCTTGATGAACAAAAGGTAGGCTTGCAGTATCGAGTTTCTGAAACTGTTAGCAAGATGAATAACATGATTCAGCAGAAAAAGTTTTTTGAAAACGTAAACAAGCACAATGAAAATTTAAAAAATATGCCGGGTGACAAGCGGTTTCTTTTTGATGACATTCCTGTTGACGTAGAAATATTAGGAAAATATGAGAAGATTGGTGATGCATCAAGCAATGCAGATCGTTTGCGATACGGACCCCTTGCAGGAAAATATATTAAGTCAGAGTATGCAAGAGCTTTTCAGGACGTACCTACCTATGTAAATTTTGGCAATGACACAAATGCTCTTAACAGATTATATGCTACGTTCCTTGGCATGAAGGGCATGTCTCAGATAGCTAAGACTGTGTACAGTCCTATCACTCAAATAAGAAACGCTACAACCGCAGCCTTGTTTGCTTTAAAGAATGGTAACTTTGGCAATGGAGAAGACTTTACAAGCTCTGTAAAAGTTGTCTTTCAACAAATCAATGACAACTTAGCTTTTTCAAAAAGCGGAACTCAACTTAAAGGAAGCAGCAGTGGTCTACCACGAAAGGAACAGATCAATCAATTTTACGATGAGATGATACGAAGAGGCGTGGTCAACACCAATGCTAAGGTCGGTGAGTTTGAAGATCTTTTAGGTGATGCCGCAAGAGCAGGATACACACCTAGCTTTACTAAAAAAATTTTAGAGACAGCGCAAAATACTCAAAACAGATTTTCTGGAAAGCTTTACCAAGGGTCTGATGATGTTTGGAAAATATATAGTTACTTTGCAGAGCTAGGCAGGCTTCAAGGCGCATTTAAAAATGTTAAGAAAGGTGGCTCACTTAATATAAAAGCTACCGATGTTGAAAACATAATTGATTTTGCAGATAAAGCAACGCCAAATGGTTTTGTTAATGTTAAAAATTTAAACTCAGAAGATGCTGCTGAATTTTTAAGAAGAGAGGCTGCAGAAATTGTCAAAGATACTGTGCCTAATTACTCAAGAGTCCCTGAGTTTATTAAAGAGTTAAGGAAAGCTCCCTTCGGAAACTTTATTGCTTTCCCCGCAGAAGTAATTAGAACAAGCGGTAACATATATGGCAGAGCCATTAGAGATTTGGGTAGTGATTCCCCAGAAATAAGATCTATAGGGATGAGAAGGTTGGTTGGAAGCCTGACCGTTGATGGCGCGTTAGGTGCTGGATTAGTAACTGCAGGGTTAACTTTGACAGGTTCAAGTCGAGAGCAATTGGAGGCATACAAAAGATCCTTTGCTGCTGATTACGATAGAGACTCAATACTTATTCCTGTCTCTACAGACAAGGACGGAAACATTAGAGAGGTGTATAATTTTTCTTACACCAACCCTTATGATTATTTGACTAGGCCAGCAAGAGCAGTACTCAATGCAGTTAACGATGGGGTTGCTTCAGAAAAAGATTTAATTAATATATTTATGTCTTCTGCTTGGGAGGGAATGATAGAGGCGGTTGCTCCTTTTGGTAGCGAATCAATCATGACTGAAAAGATTTTTGACCTAGGCAGAAATCAAACAAGGTATGGAAGAAGTGTTTGGGGTGAAGCAGATCCTTTAGGTTTAAGAGTTTCAAAAGGATTAGCGCATCTTGTAGATGGAATAACTCCAGGCTTTTCACCCGTTAGGCTTAGAGGAGATGTTGCAGGACAAGATATTCAGCTAGGCAACTTTACGCTTGGCGCAGACATAGGAGACTTTCCAAAAGCAATAGGCTTGGCTGTGGGCCTAGACCCAGTGACCGGAGTCAATAGGAAGGGAGAAATGATAGATGCTGCAGGAGAGTTTGCAGAGGCATTGACGGGCTTAAAGCTAATGAAGCCAAAGATTGATTTAACTCTAACCTATCGCGGTTACGAGGCAAGCAACTTGGTAAGAGAAGCTTCTGGAATATTTAACAAGATAGCTAAGTCTAAAACTGGAATGAGCCCAGAGGATATTACTCAAGCGTATATTGTTTCTAACGAGCAAAGGTTTAAAGCGTTACGAGATTTAAACATGGCGATAGAAGATGCCAGAACTTTAGGTCTTAAAGACAGTGAAATAATAAAGTCTTTAAAGAAAGCAAAGACTTCTAACATACCTCTTCTTATGGCTGGCAAGTTCAAACCATTCTATCCTTCTACGGAAACAATAAAGCTTGCTATACAGGCCCAAGACAATAAGATGTCTAACCCTTTTGACTTTGGAGAAATGAGAAAAATATACGGAGAAGGATACGGAAAATCTTTAAGGCCGAATCGAGCGCAAGAAGAATCTGAAGCTAGAGCTAGACAACTAGAAGAGATTAGGCAGAAAGCACAAGCTGCTCAATCAACGACAACGGAACTACCTGAGATGCAAATGCCAGAACCAGTAAAGCCTATGGCCCCTGTTTCTGTGGGATCTGCCGCGCTAAGGCAGGCGGAGATAGATAAACTAACAGGAATCTAATTGATCCCTCAACGTAAGCGAAAGAGCAAGTACTACGCGAAGAAGGTTGAGTACGATGGTATTAAATTCGACTCTAAGCTTGAGGGTGCTAGGTACAAAATCCTAAAGGGAATGCAGGACCAAGGGTACATCTCTGATCTTGAGGTACAGGTGCCATACGAGTGCGTTGTAGAGGGCAAGAAGGTCTGCAAATATATATCTGACTTCAGGTATAGGTGCGGGGAAGATGAGATTGTAGAGGACACCAAAGGTATTATAACGGCTGTGTTCTCATTGAAGAAGAAACTGGTTGAAGCCCTGTATCCAGGGCTCGTTATCCAGATCATCATCGATCCAAGAGAGTTACCTAGATCGGAATATTATCCTCATCCATAACCTGTCTCGTCTTAAAGCCATCGAACTCCCCGTCAAAGAAGTTTCTTAGTTTCTCCATGTCAGATATCCCTTCAAACATATAGTCTATCTTGGATAGCTCACGCATCTCAGGGCTGCTGAAGTGCTTATCTCCCAGCTTATCTGCTGTTACATTGTAGAACGTAAAGATCCCAGCACGGTACGCCATGACATCCTCAGTACATTCCTCCTCAAGCAACTCAGCCTTGACTAGGTTATGGTTCCATAGATGATCTCGGCATCCCTGCTTTTGCTCATCGAGGGTGAGGTCTTTGTTGAATCTACTGCAGTGCCATGCTGCGTTATCGCTTTCCATATCAGGCTTACAGGAGTGACAGTTCCTGCAGTTAACAGATGGCGGCAAGCGATTGCCTAGGTAAGACTCCCTGTACTGTGGCGTTTCATTCTTCAACCGCCAATCAGTAGAACTCAAACCGGATGGCGGCTTGTCAGATGAGATGATCCTCTTCGCCTTCTCCTGAGCCTGTTCCCATATGCTGGGATTAAAGTCGATGATCTCAGAATAGATCTCGCTGTTGTTCTTATTCATGACAACAGCCATAGCCTTCTTCAGATTAAAGCAGCCCATGTAACAATGAAGCTGCCACTGGTATGCCTGTGACCATCCTTGGTAATCCCCTAGTTTAACAAGCTCCCTGAACCGCTTGTCGTTACATGACTTAGCTTCAAAGAGAACGACCTCATCTGGATCTGAATCAATAACTCGCTTCACAAAGCCATCACAGCTACCAGCAAAGTGACCGCCCAAGTAGGACGCTCGATACTGACCACCATTAGAGTCCACGGCAGAGATATCAAACACCTTGGTCTTCTTGATGAAGTGAACCAGTTGGTCCTCGATGTGATTGCCGAGGTCAAACAACCTGAGCATCCTGCCCTTGAAGGGTGAGGGTAAACACCAGCGATGGTTAAGCCATGTCTTTCGCTCATCCCCATCACCGATCCCACTCATCCCAAGGTGACCCCTGAACCTATCGTTGTCTTCAGCTATTCGTTTATCCATCTCATTAAAAAGTAACTCCGATGACATTCCAGTACCTCCCCTCTTTTCTTAGGTTAACTTTCTTTATTTCAAGCAGCGCCCCGTTGTCTACCATCTGGACTGCTGACTCAATGCTGTAAGGAAGATCAAAACCTCTCGACATAATCCTCCATTTCTTTTCAGCTACCGCCCTAGGCTTACCATTCATGGTCATCATGAGTGCGGTAGATCTAGGCCAGTAGTTTTCCTCAGTCTTAAACATGATCTTCAGGTAGTCATTACCGTTCTTTGACACAGCCCTTTCAGCGCGAACAAACTCCACCGCCTCTTGTATTTCAATGACGGCAGCTTCACCCAACTCATCCGATAGCACATTGCCTTCTGCAGCGATGATTGTTTCAGATGCTCCGACCTCATCCTTAATAGTTTCAAGCTCTTCCGATACCGGGGGCAGTGGCTTGAGTGCTTCGCACTCCCTGCATTTCTTATCATCGATGTCATTGACCGACAGACACTCATCACATATCCAGATCATCTCCTCATCGACAACCTCATCATCTTTCTTGTTGCGCTCAGGTCTAGCGACATCGATGCAGCCATGACGGCCCATGTTTCCACCGTAGTCCAAGAGAAGACAATCATCCTTGTCTGGCCAAGGTCGCATACCCCTGCCACATATCTGAACGTATAGGCCAAGCGACTTGGTAGGTCTGAGCAATGCGATGCAGTCAGTCCGGGGCGCGTCCCATCCCTCAGTCAGGACCGCAACATTACATAGCGCGTTGAGAGTACCTTCCTCAAAGCTATTAAGGATGTTTTCTCGCTCATCCATGGGAGTCTCAGCCGTGACACACGCTGCCTTGATCCCCTGGTTCTGCAGGAACAACGCCATCTTGTTCGCGTGAAGAACACTGACACAGAAGAACACCGTGCTCTTCCTGCCTTTCAGGAAAGCCTTCTCTATCCAATCGTTGATGATGGCATAGATGGTTTCATCTACGATAGCCAATGCCTCTAGGTCTGACTCCCTGTAGTCACCGCCCTTAAACTTAACCCTAGCCTTGGACGCATCAATGACTGCGTTGTCATTCACCTTGAACGATGACAGCCGGGACAGGTAACCCTGATTGATTAGCGCAGGGATGGTAGCCTTGTAAGCTACGCCTCCAAAGAAGTGATCATCCATACCATAGATGTACCCCTGCCCCATACGGTAGGGCGTAGCAGTTACACCCATGATCTTGGGGCAACCTATCTCTTCAAAGTGATCGATGATCTTTCGGTATCGGCTGCTCATCTGAGGGCCAACATGGTGGGCCTCATCAATGATGATGTAGTCGAATGGGTATGATTTCTCTAACCGTTTCTTTGAGGCCAGCGTATCTCTACTGGCAACAACAATCGGCGCTGTTTGATTAAACTTCTTTAGGCTGGCCGCAAGGATTCCAACTGGAGCATCAGGCCACACAGTGATTAGCTTATCAACCGCTTGACTGATAAGTTCCTGGCGGTGAGCCAAGATAAGGAATCGTTTGCTTGGGTCAGCAAGGTATAGCTCTTTAATCAATGTTGTAAAGACAACTGTCTTACCCGCCCCGGTAGGTAGTACGATGAGGGGGTAAGTTGTTTCTTCTTTAAACCAACAGTGAGCTTTTGCTAAAGCTTTTTTCTGATAGTTTCTGAGTTCCATAGCTAGAAAAAATCTCCTATGTTTGCACATTCATCTTCTATTTCTTTGCGCTTCTTCAACGCTTCTTTCTTTATGTACCTGAAGGTCCAATCAACTTGATCTGGATCTACAGCAAAGATGAAGGCGTTGCTTACTGACAAAGACATAAGTTCTTGTACTAGAGTTGCGTTGTTTAACTCTTCCGTTTCATGCTCATCTATAAGTTCTTGAACGGCGATCAGGAAGTCATTTATTTTTTCATCCATCCTTGTTCTCCATCACTCTTTCTGCACAGTAGTCCATTGCTTCGCTCATGCTAGGGCTTATCCCCAAGCACGGGTTACCGTCTGACTTCTGAAAAGCAAACCAGACTTCTTCTATCGGATCGAATTTAACTGTCATCTCTGAGTCCTCTAATTCCATTTTTATTCTCCGTAAAAAAGTGGTGGACCGCCAAGAAGAAGTACATGATCTGTCGAGATCCTTCTTGACGTTGGCCCAGGATGCCACCCCACCCTGTAGGGTTCCCGACAGATTTAATCCTGCCAGTTAACCTGTTGCCCTGTAGGTTGGGCAGGCTGTGGCACTTGAGCTTGCGCTTGAGGTGCGGCAGGTGCTTGAGCGTTACCCGTCAAGAAAGACTTGACCTTGTTCTTCGGAGGGTAACCATTTGAACCAGCATCAATAGATATGCTTGCTTGAATCGGTTGATTCATTGCGCTATTAACCATAGCCTTGTTGAGTTGCTGCGAAGAAACATCCAGACCAGCCGATGCACAAAATGATTTGAGCCGCTGAAGACCTACTTTGCTTTCGCCTGTTAGAACAAAGTTCTCCCAGATCAAACGATTAGCATTCGTTGGGCCAAGAACCTTGAAGGTCATAGCCACACCTTGGTTTCCACTGGATGGAAAGGTTTTATCTTCGTACTCAATTGCCTCTAACGTGTACTGCCCAGCAGGAAACGGAGTAGACTCGCCACCACCGCCAACTTCAATTTTGTCCCAATCAATATCGCTATCCAATATACCCATACTACTTAACTCCTTTCACTACAGTTTGTTGCACTGGATTCAGCGCAGTTTTATATGCATCTAAGAATGCATTCCATTCAAGTGGTAACTTCGCTGGCAAATCAAGACGCGACTTAGCGTCAAACCCTGCAGCAAATTTAGTATGCAACGCCCTGTTACCGTAACTGACTGCTCGATTCTTTGAGCCATCCTTAGTTACAGTAACGTCATGGTTAGCAAACAAGTTGAAGTCCACCCAATCTTTAATAAGATGGTTGACCTTCTTGTGACAGCGCATCTCCCAACGCTCATAGGATTCCTGAGCAGTCGCGTCTGCATACATCTTTGTTGCAACGTGCGACAACAGGATCACGTTCATTCCCTTTGTCTTCACGATGAAGTCAAGAGCGCCAAGCAACTTAACAAACAACTCAGTTACCATGGTGAAACCTTTACCGAACCCCGGCGTTTCAATAGACGGCCATCCACCTTTAGCACATACATGGGCTTCAGCTAACAAGCTTGCACCATCTGTGGTATCGATGACGATAGTCTTAAAGTCATGGTTCTCTTTAGCTAACAACTCAAGGCTCGACATGATGTCGTTCCATTCGTTAGCGACATCAAATGCTTGAGCATCAATGTACTTCAGCCCGTCCTCTGCCTGTATAAAAATAGGCTTGTCTGATTGAGCGCCAAAGGTACTCTTTCCTATACCGTCTACGCCCTGAATGTTCACCCGCACTGGCGGGTAAGATCCATCTTTATCAGATAGGGCAGAGGTATTTCTTACAGCGTCTTTTAATGACATTAGCTTTCCTCTTCGTGGTTGAGTTTATCAAGATCAATTTTCTTGATGGTTGTGTTGCCCAGCTTGGTAGCCAGAGCAGATGAAAAGATCAGGGCTTCTTTTGGATTCATCATGGCCCAATCTTTGTACTGGCGCATGTCAACCTTGAAGTTATGCTCACTCTTTATGAACGGCAAAGACTTCTCATCTGTCTTGAGAATGCTTAACGCATTTTCAATCAGATCGGAATCCCATTCATAACTTCGTTTGATCTCGTATGTCACACCTTGAACGGTGCGCTCACCACCCTGGTTGGATAGCGGAAGAACGGCTGACTTAGATTGTTGCAGGTCCAGAATTTCTCTGGTTACTTTTTTTATCTTTGTTTCTAGTACTGCCTTTCCATTTTTTAAATCATGCAAATACTTTACAGATTCTTCATAGCTCATTTCTGTTTTCATTTCTTTCTCCTCTCTACAAAACTGAATCTACTCTCATCCAAAAATGATGTCAACAAGTATTATGTTTTAATTAACAGATAAACATATTGCTTTATATCCAAACAAATCCTATAGTTCAAATCTGTTGTAGATGCAAGAGAGACTTATGAAAAACCTTAACGAAGGAATCTGGGCTTACGACATGATGTCTGATGAGCCAGAGACATGTGCCGAAGGGTTCGCCTGTCAGTTCGATGAAGACGGCGTATGTGATTGGTGCGGGGATGAGGAGGATGAATAGTACTGTGAAGAAAGTTGACGATGTAATCATAGAAAAGAATGTACCTATACAGAAAAGCTTTAGGTCACCTGGCAAATGGCAGAAGGTTCTTATGGCGATGGAGATGAACGACAGTTTTGTATTGGATGAAACTGACGATGAAAGCTTCAAGCAAATGAACGCGATCCGCGCTGCTGGACTAAGCCTAGGTATTAAAGTTAAAGGTATAAAGGAAAATGAAAATAGTAGAAGGGTCTATCGGGTCGAGTAACGTGCACCTATTCCAAGCGGAGTTTGATGGCCAAGACATCAAGCCTGAAGAGAAGGGTGATTGGCTGCACGACATGTGGGAGAACGGCTTACACATCATACCGTGTGGCAGTCCTACAGAAATAGTACCAGCATACTTCAGGAAGCGTCATCCGTTTGATGATGAGCTTGAATTGAAAGGTAAGTGGTCCAAGACTCCCAGGGTGCAGTGGTCTGGCTATCAATCCATACAACCCAGCGATGAGCAGATCCAAAGCTGGCACCAAGAATATCCTAACGCGAACTGGGCAGCTATCACGGGCATAACTTTCGTGGTCATCGATGCTGACTCAGATGAGGCAGTCGAGTGGATATCAGAGGGCGGTATCACACAAAGTCCTTTAGTGCAACGTACACCTAGGGGTGGCGCTCACTATTTTTATGGTGTAGGGCAGCACACAGTGAGGACCGGAGCCGGGGCTAACAAGATCGATACCCGTGGCGTGGGTGGATACGTCATGGTAGCACCATCAGTCGGGTACAAGATGTATTGCAACCCCGGCGTTGGTCTGACATCCATGGATGAACTGCCATGGCTAACGGAAGAAGACATCAACAGCGTTGCACTATTCAACAGTGACGGTGAGGTTGAGCCTACCCTGCGTGACAAACTGACTGAGGAGGCGGTGAAGGAAGGTGGCCGCAACGATAAGCTTGCCAGACTTGTAGGCAAGTGGATCAAGGAAGGCTGGGGCATGAGGGAGATACAGATCAAGGCCCAAGATTGGGCTCAGACCTGTGATCCCCCAATGAACATAGTCGAGACAGCCACCACGGTGATGTCTATCTGCCAAGGTCACATCAAGCGCAACCCAGATGACATCAACTCTGGGGTCAATGAATGGAAGACCAGCGAGTGGCAGACCCAGATCAGCGAGGATCTCAAGGAGATACAGGATCAGGAAGATCCCGTGCTGATTGAGCCACAAGCAGAGAAGGGACCACTAGGTCTGGTGTCATTCAACGATAAGGAATGGCAGGAAGATACTCTAGAGACAAGCGTTGAGCAGTACTGGGGTGATGCGTTCATCTTTAAGCAGAGCAGGGTATTGCTGTTGGGTAAGCCTAAGATCGGTAAGTCTAATTACCTTGGGGCGTTCGCAGCCGGGGCAACAACAGGCACTGACTTCATGGGTGTACCATTTAGTAAGCCGCTCAAAGTGATGTGGTTCCAGGCAGAAATCATCAAGGAATTCCTCAAGGGTAGGATCGAGACATACTTCAGAAGGTTCGGAGATGATGAAGACATGGTCAGGTTGGGCTATGAGAACCTCATCGTGTCAGGCCGGTTAAGAAAGAATCTAATGACGGACCAAGACATCCAAGCATTTCATGAAGAGATCCAATACCACAAGCCTGACATCGTCATGATCGATCCCATCATTAACTTCTTTGATGGTGAAGAGAACAGCAACACTGAGATCCGTAAGCTGCTTGACAGAGTGGATAAGCTGATCGAGATGAATGATGTGTCAGTCATTGTCGCACATCACACAGGTAAGGAGAGGGCAGATGACAAGAGCTTTATGTCAGCCCGTGGTGGGTCCGTATTTGCAGGATGGTTCGACAGTGGTATCAAGTTGGCCGGTGAGAAACCTAATGTCTCCTTCTACTATGAAGCGCGTAACGCAAAAGATCCTGATGAACACCTCGCATTCTTCGACTTTGAGCTAGGTGTCTGGACGATCAGTGACCTCGGCAAGAGGCAAACGAAAGTTGTATCTCCAGAGGATGAGGTGGAGATAGCAGGCATCGTGTTGAAGGGAATGAAGGTAGATACCTACTATAAACGTGCTGATCTAGAGCTTGTCGCTAAGGCTCAGTTGCGTAGACACAACAAAGCTAACGGACAGAAAGCTTGTCGGAGCGCAGTCAGTTATGTGCAAGGAAACCTAGGTCATAAAGTGCTGACATTCAGCATCCCAGGCCAAGCGATGTGGCACTACCTCGCGGAATCAACCGCACAAAAACCATGGGAGATAGAGTGATGGATCGTTGGCCCTCTTATGTACCGAAAGAACATAGACGTTCATGGGTGTCTCTAGGAACAATGAATAAATGGTTTACAGTTGGAGGTTTGCAGGCATTAAGCTACATAGCAAAAGCGGAAAGGTCTGGCAATCCTATAAGACATAGCATTCACAATGGAAGTAAGTTTTACAGGGCTTTGGATGTGATAGCCCGTGCCAGAGCAGAGTGCATGGAGATAAATAAAACAGGTGTGGCGCTTGAAAAAGAAGCCTTACTTAATCTATCTAATGCTCGATCAAAGTTAGAAAAAGAAGTTCAAGACTTAAAGTCAAAGGCATCTCATGAAATTAAGATGAACTTATTAAGCGATACGTTGACGGGTAAATACATGTTGGATGTTAGTGAGATTGTTGCTAATTCTGCGCCGTTCAAATCAAAGTGTGGTGTTTACTTTTTAATTCAAGACGATCAAGTGGTATACGTTGGTCAGTCTGTGTCTGTAGACACAAGAGTAAGAGATCATGCAAACAACAAGTATGCTGTCAATGTAAAGGTATTTGATCGTTACGCTTACATCCCTTGCGAAAAACATCAATTAGATGTACTGGAAAGCTTATACATTCACGCTTTAAATCCCAAGTATCAAGGCAGGCAATCATCTCAAAGATATCCTGCCGCACCTTTTAGCTTTCAACAACTTATGAATATGGTTAAGCATTAGCACACCTCATAAAATATTTATTTAACAAAGGAGAAAAGCACGATGAATATATTTACACAGTTTAAAAACTGGGCGGCAGGAATGTATCAAACATTTTGGCGTAACAGGCAGGGGTTTGACAGGATGCTGACTGAACTCAAAGAGTTTAGAGAAGATCAGGCAGACCTTGAAGCAGATAAGGACGAGCAACCACGGGATTCCAGGGGTAGGTTCATGCCCAAGACGGATGATGTCGAGCGGTATCACGGCAAAAACGACAACAGAATAGAGAGGCCATAGTATGAAACTAACTAACAAGAAGAACATCAAGCAGGAGTACATCTTCAAAGCGAAGGTGGTCCGGGTCATCGATGGTGACACGATTGATATCGATATCCCTATGGGGTTCGGCATCACAAAGACTAAGCAGCGGTGCCGGTCACATGGCATCGATACACCTGAGTCGCGGATCAATACACGGCGACAGCCTGAGCGGATCAGGGAGAAAGAGATGGGCCTTGAGGGTAAGGCGAGGATGAAGGTGCTCTGTGGTAAGGAGGTGTACATCGAGAGCCTGGATGGGGGTAAGCTGGATAAGTACGGGCGATTGTTGATCAACCTGTATACCCTGGATGGCATCAACATCTCAGCAACACTGATCAACGAAGGTCTGGCAATTAAGTATGATGGCGGGAGAAAGAAACATGTCTGGGTATGATGCGGTAAACCCAAGTCATTACAAGGAGGGCGATGTCGAGTGCATCGAAGCCATACGTGCAAGCATGAGCGCGGAGGCATTCAAAGGATACCTGAAAGGTAACAACATCAAGTACCTGTGGCGATACGAGAGCAAGCAAACAACTAATCAACTTGAAGATCTTAAGAAGGCCCAGTGGTATCTCGATGAGTTGAAGAAGGTTGTATCAAAGGAACGAAACCAATGAGTGAAATGGATGTGGACTACGACTTTGATGGCCAGCGTGAGGAAAGTATCAGGCTGCTTGAAGCAACAGAGAGTATAGCTAATTCGCTTGAGCGTATTGTAGAGC